CGCCGTCGTGGAACACCGAGGCGAGCGCACCGCCGATGACCCCTCCCAGGCTGCCGGAGCCGATATCGCCGAACAGCGACTGCGCCAGCTTTGCCGCCAGCGCCTCGGCAGCCATGCGGCGGATGATATCGACAAACCCGCGTAACATTCCCTTTAACCCCTCTTCAAACGGGTCGAAAAGGAAATCGGCGAATGCGCTCTGCAAGTTGCGCGCAGCCTGAACGGCGAACTGATCGAGATTTGCTTCGGTCTCGCTCATCTTGCCGTTCATCTCGTCCATGCGCTGCTGCACGTTGAGGGTTGCGTCGGACCATTCGTCCCACGAGATCTTGCCGTTCTCGAGCAGCTCATCGAGCTGCTGCATCTCGCGCCGCAGCGGCTCCATCGGATCCAGTGTGTCGCGCACGGCGCGAGCTGCGCGCTCGAGTTCGGCGTCGTAGTCGGCCTGCGATTTCGCCGCATCCAGGCGCTGCGACAGTGCGATTAACGCCTCTTTTTCGCTCTGCGCCAGATCTTTGTAGCGGCCGTTTTCAACTTCCCAAAGAATCTGCTGCTCGGCGCTCTCGCGACTCAGTAGCGCGATGTGCCGCTCGATGTCATCCCGTGCCTTGGCAAATTCATCGTTCTGGCCGGTAGGCGCGGAAGGCGGCGCCGGTACGGGCTTCGCCGGTGCATCTTCTGCAGGCAAAGGGAGGCCCTGTTGCCGCATCTCATCCTGCCACTGCCGCAGCTGCTCGAGCCTGACGCGGGTCGCCTCAATCTGTTGCTCCAGATCCTCGCGGCTGCCGTAGAGCCAGCGATGCAGCAGGCCGCCACCCTGACTGGTGGCTAATCGGCGCTCCAGGGTCACCAGCTCGACCTCGGCCTTCCTGATATCGTCGGCGAACGGCCCCAGGGAGAAGCGCCCGGTGGCCAGCTGCGCGGCAGTGGTGCCGATTGCTCTGCCAAGACCGCCGAATGCTGCCGCCCCCTCACCCGCCAGCGCCACCAGCCTGGCGGCACCGCTTAGCAGGTCTGTCATGCCCTGACGAAATGCCGGATCCTTGACCATCTCGCGCAGCTCGTCGATGGCATCAATGACCGGAGATACGTCGGTGTCCTTGATCGCCCTGTTGACATCGTTCTGCAGCTGCGTCATCGCCTGGCCGATGGTGCGCTCCATAGAGCCGTATTCGCGATCGATTGTCTCCGACTGCGATAGCAGTGCGCGGGTGACGCGCTCCGCGGTCAACTCGCCCGCCTCCGACATGCGACGCAATCCGCCGATATCGGTCTCTAGGCCGTCCGCCAGCGCCTGAGTAAGGCGCGGCATGTTCTCGAGCACGCTTCGCAGCTCGTCTCCGCGAAGCTCGCCAGAGGCCAGCGCCTGGGCGAACTGGATCACCCCTGCCGCCGCCTCCTGTGACGTCGACCCGCCGATTTGAATCGACTGGTTGACCGCCTCGGTGAGAGTCAGCAGCTCCTGCTGCGAGAGAGCGAGATTGTCGGCATTGCGCGCCACGCGGGCATAAAGCTCGACCGTGCTGGCGTACTCGGTGCGGGTTCGCTGCGCGGCGTCGAACAACGCCTGCTCGACCGCTGCCAGCTCCGTTTCCGAATCGGTTACCAGGCGGAGCCTGCCCTCGAGCTGCGTGTATTGATCGGTGACCGCCGCGACGTTGCGCGCCAGGCGCGAGGCCGCATAAATCGACACGACGCCGGCAACTGCTCGCCCCATTCTGCTGCTTTCTGCGACGCCGCCGCGCAACTCCCTGCGCAGCTCGCTGATGCGGGATCGCATTTGCCGGTGCGCTACGCTCAGCTCCCGCGCTGACAGGCGGCCGGAGTCAGCCAGGCGCCGGTATCCCGCGCGCGTGAGGTTAATCTCTCGCTGAATATCTCTGAACGGGCGCATGTTGAGCGCACCGAATGCGGCGTTGAGGTCCTTGCCTGCCCGTGCACCCTCTTTCCCGGTGCCGAGGATCTCGTTTTTGAAGCGACGGATCTCGAATACCGCCTGCCTCATGTCGGCGCGGATGCGTAGCGCGAGCTCGAGATCGTTTGCCATGTTATCTATCCGCCGTCACGAAGACCCCGGATAACGCTTCCGGGGTCTTTTGCATTAATGCCAACCGCCACCGCCTCGATCAGGTCTGCGCGGCGCTCCCTGCGCCGCTTGAGCGAGACTTCGTAGTAGCGTCTGATTTGCCGCCAGCTGTATCGCGCGGCGATGCTGTAGTGGTCTGCTCCGTACCCTCCGGCGATAAGCTCGGCGAAGACTTCGGCGAGCGGGACCGGCTCGCCAGACCCTGCGCAACCGCGCCGGAGACCACCAGCCGCCTCGTAAAAAAACCGGCGTTGGCGCCCCAGAACGCCATGCTGATGCGCTGACCGGCGGAGTCCGGCAGCCCTGCCAGCCACTCTACGGGGCGCCCGATGCAGAGCGCGATGAGCTCCAGCCAGACGGTATAGTGATCGCCGATGAGTGCGTCGATCGCCTCCGGCTCCAGCTCGTCGGGATCGTCCATGCTCTGCACGAGCTCGCGCATCCCGGCGAGGATTGGCCTGGCGATAGCGCCGGCGCGCAGGCCCTCCAGATAGCGATACTCGCGCACCACGATCCGCTCTCCCTCGATGAGCAGAGTGTGTTCGTCGAACAGCAGCTCCGGATCCTTTTCCGCCGCGTCACTCATTTACGCCGTCCTCCCGTCGATATACATCGGCGCGGTGTTGTCGTCGCGCTTGAGCACCTCGATCTCGAAGGTCAGTTCCTGGTACGCCTGGCTCTCCGGGTCGCCCTTGAGAGTGAGGTCGCCGGTAGGGGTGACGTTGCACTTGGGGAAATAGTAATCCCGCGCAGGCCCCTTGAGGTTGCTGGCGATCACCCGCAGCGCGCCCTGCTTGGTGTTGCCGGAGAGTGCGATCACCTGGTCGCGGGTGTTGGCGGCACGGGTGTAATCCACGTTGAGGTTGAGCTCAGCGCCGGACGCCTCGGCCAGCGCGGCGGCGGTGGCGATGGCGCCGCCCGGCACCACATAGATGCGACCGAGGTCGGCATCCGCGGTGTAGTCGGTGGTGACGGTGTAGGCGATGAGCCCCATGTCCTGCCAGGTGATATCGCCGTCGACTACTGTGCTGCCATCGGTCGGCCAGGTCGGCGCCACTGCTGCGGAATCGCCGGCGGTAGTGGCCATGTACCAGTGGTCGTTCGCCTCTGCCGGGATGACTGCATCGCCGATCGCGTAGGTCGTCTCGGTAGCGTGGGCCGATGCCGCGTCACCCTCTGCTGAGGAGACGGCGCTCACGGTCGTGCCGCGCTCGCCGCTGGGGTTGCTGGTCGATGCGCCCAGCTGGTAGTAGCGATCGGACTGCACCGGGCCGACAGCGTGGTCGGTCACCTCACCCGCCTTCTGGGTGCGGGTGGAGCGGTCGGCGATGGCAAACAGGGCGATGTTGTCGACGTCCACATTGCGGATCCGCGCGGTGATGATGCGGTCGATCTGGGTTACCACCTCGTCGGCCTTGACGGCGATGCCGTCCTCATTGTCGTAGGTCGCCAGCTTCTGCGGCGTGGTGGCCAGATTTGCGGACTGCGAGTTGCCGAGATAGCGCTCGCCGGTTGCGGCGCCGGCATCATCGAGCTCGTCGAAATACAGCTTGCCGCCGGGAATAACGAATACATCAGGCATGTCGGCCTCTCCTTATATGATGTTGAGTCTGCGCAGCCGGGCGATCTGGTCCGGCCGCAGGTTGATGGTGTCGCCCGGCTGATAGTCGCGATCGCCGTGGCGGTGTGCCTGTTTCAGCCTCACCGGCTCGCGTACCGGCCGGGGTGTCTGCTTACGTCTGCTGCGTCTGCTCATGGTGCTATTGCCGTATGCCAGGTGATGGGGACGTAGAGATAGCCGTCGCGATATGCCGGGCGCGGACCGGGGATGCGGACCATCTGCCCGTGCTCCTCGCTCGGCTGCCATCCGGCCAGCGCAGCGAGCGCCTGCAGGATGACCGTGCCGGCATCCTCGCGGGCTGCCTTGCCGCTGCCGATGGCGCGAACGTTTCGGGTGGCCACCACGGTGAGCCAGCGCTGGCGCACGATCTGCGCGGCGCCGTCTCCCGCCCGGTCGCCCAGGTCGTCGCCGTCGTAGACCACGTGCACCGCCGGGGTGACCTGGCTGCGCTCGTCGACTCCGGACAGGTCGGCGGCGGAGAGCACGTGCACGCCGTCAATCTGCGCCTCCAGGCGGTCGATGATGAGCTGCTCGGCAGAGAGGTAGTTGTCCATTAAAACCCGCCCCCGCTGAACTCGCTGCGGCCGGGCTCGAACTCCGGCATGCCTGCGCTCTCGGCTGCACTATCGCCGGTTGACTCGACCAGCCGGATCAGCCCGCGTGAGACATCGCGCAGCCAGGCGATCGCCCGCTCGTAGTCGCTCTGCACCCGCTCGGTCGGCGCGACGGTGTAGAGCTGGTAGCGGGCGATGCGGCAGGCGGCGAGCGTGAGCGACGGCGGTACCGGGGAGATCGGCAGCGTGTAGCGGTCGAGCAGGTAGCCGTCGATCTCGGCTGAGGCATCGGCCAGCGCCTGGTCGATGACGTCCTGATCGATCGCGTCGTCACGGTCGCGGTCGGCGAGCTGTAGCAGCTCCTCCTCGCCGTAGCGGTCGATCAGATCCTGCAGAGTGCAGTAGGGCATGGTC